TCAACACGACCGCCGAGAGCTACCTTGTGAGCATCGGCTCGCCCGCCTCGCGGATCGTGTGCGCGCAGGCCGGCGTCTACAATTTCGAGTTCTCCGCGCAGTTCGACAAGACCGCTGCTTCGACCGCTGCCGTCTATATCTGGTACAGGGTGAACGGCTCCGACATCGCGAACTCGGGAAGCAAGGTCGCCGTGAATGGTTCGGATGCGGAGATCATTGCGGCGTGGAACTTCGTGCAGACGATGGCCGCTGGCGATCGCTTTGAGCTGGTCTGGTCAACGGACGACACCAACTGCTTCCTCGCTGGCTTTCCGGCCTCTGCGCCCGTGCCTGCGATCCCCTCCGTCATCCTGACCGCAACGCAGATCCGATGATCCTCGCCGCAAACCTCGACCAGACCCTGCCGATCGTCTGCAACGTGGACGACGACGTCGTGCGCGCGCATGTGCAGGCGGCCTGCAAGCTGAAGCTGCCGTGGCTCGAGATGGTCGAGGCGCACGACCGGCCCGCCATCGTGGTCGGCGGCGGCCCGTCGATGCGCGCCCTGCGCCCGATGATCCTGGCGCTGCGGAACGGCGGGGCCGAGGTCTTCGCCACCAACGGCACCGTTCCCGTCCTGTACGCAGCCGGGATCTCGTCGGATCACCATGTGCTGCTCGACGCCCGGCCCGAGAACGTCGCCTTCGTGGAGGGGCCGAAGCCTCAGCACTACCTCGTCGCCTCCCAGTGCCACCCGGACCTGTTCCGGGCCATTGCGGGCCACCCGGCGACCATCTGGCACCCGGCCTACCCAGAGATCGACGAGTGGATCGGCCACCGCGAGGCCGTGCTGATCGGCGGCGGCACGACGGTCGGGCTGCAGGCCCTGTCGATCGCCTACGCGCTGGGCCACCGCAAGATCCACCTGTTTGGCTTCGACAGCAGCTACTCCGAGGCCGGCGAGGGCCATGCTTACCCGCAGCCGCTCAACGCCGACGAGGAGCGCCAGGAGTTCCGCGTGGGCGACCGGGCGTTCATCTGCGCGCCTTGGATGGCGCGGCAGGCGATGGAGTTCCAGATCGCATCCCGTCAATTGTGCGATGGGGACGCGGAATTGTATGTTCACGGCACGGGACTTCTCCCGGCCATAGCCGCCCAGATGGGCAGAAACTGAAAGGACGTCGAATGCCGATCCCCTCTCGCGTGCAGGCCTCGGGCAACTCGGGCCTCGCCACCATCTCCATCTGCGGCGACGGCGCCACCGGCCTCACCGCAACCGGCTCGACCTCGGCGGACGCGCTGCAGCTCTCGGCGGTCTGGAACACCGTCGGGACCACGGCGGCCAGCACGGGCGTCAAGCTCCCGCCGACCGAGGCCGGGGCGATGGTGTGCGTCTACAACGCGGGCGCCAGCACGCTGACGGTCTACCCGGCGACGGGCTCGACCATCAACGCCGGCGCCTCCTCGCTGAGCGTGACCTCGACCACGCGCGTCCTGTTCATCGCCACGAGCGCGACGACCTGGATCTCGATCGCGGGCGCCTGATCATGCCGCTCGACAGCGACATCGCCAACGCCGACGCCAAGCTCCATGTGGAGTTCTACGACCACAAGGAGCTTGGCCGCCCGTTCGTCCGCATCATGGTGCCGGGCGACACGACCAACATCATCGACCAGCCGGTGCGCGACGACCACAAGGAGCGGTTCCCGCGCCAGTGGCTGCACTTCCAGATGCAGTCGGAGAACGGCGACATCCCCGGCACGAAGCTGGAGGAGTGGCACCGCACCTCGCCTGCGGACATTTCGGACGCGCAGGTGGCCGAGCTTCAGATCCTGAAGTTCCGCACCGTCGAGCAGGTCGCCACCGCGTCCGACGCGCAGATGATGCGCGTGGGCATGGGAGGCGTCGGGCTGCGGCTCAAGGCGCAGGCGTTCCTGCGGCTGAAGTCGGACGCCACCTCGAGCAGCGAGCTTGCCGAGGCCAAGGCCAAGCTGGCGGCGCTTGAGGCACAGGTCGCGGCGCTGGTGGCCGCCAAGGACGAGGCCCCTCGTCGGGGTCGCCCGCCGATGAACGACAGGAGCGCCTGACATGGGCTCGACGATGGTCCAGCTTGTCCAGCAAGTCTCGAACGAGTTGGGCCTCGTCGCGCCGTCCACCGTGGCGGGCAACAACGCGCAAGACGTCATCCAGACCCTCGCGCTGATGAACGCCTCGGGCTACGAGCTTCTGAAGCGCCACGATTGGCGGGAACTGACGCGGCCCTACCGCTTCACGGTCCAGTACCTCGCCACGACCGGCACATGGACGACCTCGTCGGCGGCGATCACTGGCATCCCCGACACGACCGGCCTCGACACGACCTACATGGCCGTCGGCACGGGCATCAACCAGGACACGTTCATCCAGTCGGTGGACAGCGGCACGCAGGTGACGCTGAACCAGACGCCGGCATCCGCCGGGACCGGCGCGGCGATCACCTTCGCCAAGACCAAGTACTCGCTGCCCAGCGACTACGACAGCCTCGTCCCGCGCACGCAGTGGGACAAGTCCAAGCGCTGGGAGATGCTCGGCCCCGAGAGCCCGCAACAGTGGGAGTGGCTGCTCTCGGGCTACATCTCGACCGGCCCGCGCATCCGCTGGCGGCTCTACGGCAGTTACTTCCAGATCTGGCCGCCCACCACGACCGCTGAATACCTCGGCTTCGAGTACCGCTCCAAGGGCTGGGCGCTGTCGTCTGCCGGCGCGGTGAAGAACAGCTTCACCGCCGACGACGACACATGCATCTACCCGGATCGCGTCGTCGTGCTGATGACCAAGCTGAAGTACTTCGAGGCGAAGGGCTTCGACACGACGGCGCTCTACCGCGACTTCCTGCGCGAGCTGGAGACCGCGATGGGGCAGGACATGTCGGCGGCGAACCTGTCCTTCGCGCCGCGCCCCGGCACGGTGCTGATCGGCTACGACAACATCCCCGACAGCGGCTACGGGTCCACCTGACATGGTCAGGCCGTCCCCGATCATGCGCGCGGCCAAGCAGGCGACGGCGCGCGTCGCGTCCGTGCCGGCGCCCATCGGTGGCTGGAACGCGCGCGACAGCCTCGCGAACATGAAGCCGACCGACGCGGTGTCGCTGACCAATTATTTCCCGACCGCGACCAACGTCGTGCTGCGCGGCGGCTACCAGAAGCACGCCACGGGCCTGCCAGGTCAGGTCGAGACGCTGATGGCGTACAACGGCGCCACGACGCAGTCGCTGTTCGCGATCAGCGGCAACAACATCTACAACGTGACGAGCGCGGGCGCGGTCGGCGCGGCGGCGGTGTCGGGCCTGACCAACAGCCGCTGGGAAAGCACGAACGTCGCCACCGCAGGCGGCAACTTCCTCTACGCGGTCTCGGGCGGCAACAGCCCGCTGCTCTACGACGGCTCGACCTGGACCTCGATCACGGGCTCCTCGACGCCAGCCATCACGGGCGTGACGACGAGCGAGCTCGACAACGTCACGCTGTTCAAGAACCGCCTGTGGTTCATCCAGCGCAACACGCTCAAGGCTTGGTATCTGCCCACGCAGTCAGTCGGCGGCGCTGCACAGGTTCTGGACCTCTCGACGGTCGCGCGCAAGGGCGGCTATCTGCTCGCGATGGGCGTCTGGACGATCGACGCGGGCTTCGGTCTCGACGACAACCTCGTCTTCGTCACGACGCAGGGCGAGATCATCATCTATCGCGGCACCGACCCGGCCAACATCTCGACGTGGTCGCTGGTTGGCGTCTGGGCGATGGGCGCGCCGATGGGCAAGCGGTGCCTTGCCAAGTTCGCGGGCGACCTCGCCTACATCGCCTTCGACGGCCTGTTCCCGCTCTCGCAGGCGCTGCAGAGCGCGCGCGTCGCGCCGCAGAGCGTGGCGCTGACCGACAAGATCCAGGGCGCGTTCGCGACCGCCACGACGGCCTATCAGGGCCTGTTCGGCTGGGAGATCTGCGTCGCGCCAAAGTTCAACGCCATCATCGTCAATATTCCGGTCGGCATCGGCTCGCAGCAGCAGTACGTGATGAACACCATCGTGCAGAGCTGGTGCAACTTCACGGACTGGCCCGCCAACTGCTTCACGCTCCACAAGCAGGATCTGTGGTTTGGCGGCACCGATTACGTCGCCAAGGCGTGGACGGACGATCACGCGGACGACAACGTCGCCATCTCCGCTGGCGCGCTGCAGGCTTTCAACTACTTCGGCTCGCGCGGACAGAAGAAGATCTTCACCCGGGCGAGGCCCAACCTGTTCGCGGACGGGCAGCCCTCTGTCTTCGTGGGCATCAACGTCGATTTCCAGACCAACGACACCTCGGCCCCGCTGGCCTATCTGCCGCCGACCGGCGCGGTCTGGGACACGGCGATCTGGGATAGTTCGTCATGGGGCGCGGGCCAGAACATCTCGCTCAACTGGCAGGGCGTCACGGGCGTGGGGTACTGCGGTTCGATCAACTTCCGCTCGGCCAGCAAGGGCCTGTCGCTGGAATGGGCCGCGACGGACGTCGTCTTCATGCCGGGCTGGGTCGGCATATGATCGTCGCAGGGCCGCATGTCGGGCATTGGGTGCTGGGCCGCATCGGCGGCTTCTTCGACCCGGTCTGCATGTCGGCCATCGGCTGGGAGAGCGACGGCAAGCTGACGGCGGGTGCCGCCTTCCGCGATTGGAATGGCGTCTCCATCGAAGGCCAGATTGCCGCTGACAGGCCGTTGACGCGCGGCTTCATCTCCGCGATCTTCGACTATCCGTTTCGCCAGCTCGGCGCGCGCAAGATCATCGCGACGACCAGCGCGGACCACATCCGCAGCATCCGACTCCTGCGCCGCCTCGGTTTTGTCGAGGAAGCCTGCCTGCGCGATGCTGCGCCGGGCGGCGACCTGATCATCTGCACCATGCGGCGCGATGACTGCCGCTTCCTAGGAGAGCGTCATGGGCAAAAAGGCATCCGCACCGCCAGCACCTGACTACGCCGGCGCCGCGAAAGCGCAGGGTGCCGCCAACGTCGAGGCTGCGCGCGCCTCGGCCATGCTCTCCAACCCGAACGTCTACGGCCCGCTCGGCACGCAGACGGTGACCTACGATGGCGACATCCCGACCGTGCGGCAGACGCTCACGCCGCAGGCGCAGGCGACGCTGGATGCCCAGCAGCAGGTCGAGCGCAGGCTGGCCCAGCTTGGCCTGCAGGGCATCGGGACCGCGGAAAGTACGCTCGGGACGCCCTTCCAGACGCAGACCGGCGACCTGAACACCGTCTTCGACCTGTCGGGTCTCCCGCGCGCGCCGGTCAACGCCGGAACGACCGCGCAGGAAGCGATCATGGCGCGGCTGGAGCCGCAGATCCAGCGCAGCCGGGCGCAGTTGGAGACGCAGCTTGCCAACCAAGGCCTGGCGCGCGGCGGCGAGGCCTACAACGCCGCGATCCGCGAGCAGCAGCAGCAGGAGAACGACCTCCGTTCGCAGGCGGCGCTGCAGGGCATCGGCCTCGACACGCAGGCACGCCAGCAGGCGGCAGCGGAGCAGCAGGCGGCGATGTCGTTCGAGAACCAGGCGCGCGCGCAGGCCCTGCAGCGCGAGCTGTCGCTGCGTTCGCAGCCGCTGAACGAGATCATCGGCCTGATGGGTGGCTCGCAGATCCAGATGCCGCAGTTCGGGGCCTATCAGGGCCAGCAGGTCGCGCCCGCCCCGATTTTCGGCGCGGCGCAGGCGGCGGGGCAGAACGCGATGCAGCAATATGGCATCCAGCAGGCCGGTCTCAACGCGCAGTCTTCGGCGCTCGGAGGACTGTTCGGCACCGCTCTCGGAGGCTGGGGCTACGGCGGGTTCAAGAATCCGTTCCGCTGATTTCTGGAGGCATAGATGGCCGTTTCATTCAACCTGCCCGACCCATACGAGGCCCAGAAGGCCGACATCGCTCGGCGGCAGAAATACGCCGACGCGCTCCAGCAGCAGGCGTTCCAGCCCGTCGAGATCCAGAGCTATCAGGGCATCCAAGCGCCGATCCCGGTCGCCGCTGGCCTCGCGAAAGCGTTGCAGGGGCTCATGGGCGGCTACTTCGCCGGGCAGGCTCGCGACGAAGCCCGCGAACTCCGCGAAGGCGACATCAAAAAGGGCCAGGAGTTCGCCGTCGCCCTGCAGGGCGCGAAGACGCCAGAGGAGCGCGAGAAGCTGACGCTGGAGGCGCTTGGCGGCACGATGGGCCAGCGCGCGCAGGCGATTGCCGGGCCGATGCTGGGTGTGACCGAGAGGCGGGCCGAAGCCGAAAGGCGTCGCGCGGCTACTGCGGAGCAGAGGGAGGCGGATCGCGCCCTGCGTGAAAGCATCGCGCTCGGTCAGCAGGAGAATGCAAGGCTGCTTGCCGGCGTAGCCGCCGCTGGGCGTGCTGATACGTTGGCTCTCAATCGCGAACTGGGTCAGGCCCGGCTTGACCAGCAACGAATTGAGAATGAACGCAGGGCGCAGGCTGATCTGGATCGCCGCGAGCAGCTGACGGCGCCCGAGCAGCGGCAGCTGTTCCAGCAGGAAGACCAGATCAGCGCCGGGCAAAGCACGCTCTCGCTGCTCGCCGAGGCGCGCAGGTTGAGCGGCCAGTTCCGAGGCGGCGCTGGCGCGGGCATGATGGCCTACGCCGGGTCTCAGGCGCGCTCGGCTGTCGGGATGGCCCCGAGCGAGGAGAGCAACGCCATCATCAACTACGACAACCTCGTCAAGGAGCAGGCGCTCGCCAACTTGAAGACGACCTTCGGTGGCAACCCGACCGAGGGCGAGCGCAAGGTTCTGCTCGAACTGCAGGCCAGCAGCGGCAAGACGCCCGAGCAGCGCGCCGACATCCTCGACCGCGCCGTGAAGCTGGCAGAGGACCGCATCCGGGGTGCCGAGGCGCGCGCGGAAGCCATCCGCACCCGCAGCTACCGGCAGCCCGGCGGCCAGCCCGCCGCGCCGCAGGCTCCTGGAGCCGCGCCGAGGCAGCAGCCGGCGGGCGCTGGTGCAGGCCTGACGCCCGAGGAACAGCGCGAGCTTGAAGCCCTGCGCGCGCGGTTCCCGAGGGCTCAACGATGAGCGATCGCGAGGAACTGCTAGCCCTTCGCCGCTTGGCCGAGCTCGAGGCTCGCGCTGGCGCACAGCCGGCCTCCCAGCCTCCCGCCACCCCGCAGGCGGCCCCGCAGGCCCCGCAGGCGCCCGCTCCGCGCACGAACATGGAGCAGCTGGGCCTCGGCACCCGAGCGACCGCTCAGGGGCTCCTAGGGCTTCCTGGGCTTGTGTACGACGTAGCCGCCGTCCCGCAGAACCTCCTGTCGAACGTGCCGGGGCTGGAGTGGATGCGCGCCAAGCCCGCCGCCCAGCAGGTCTCCGAGGCCGCGACGGCGATCGGCCTGCCCGAGCCCCGCGACGCGGGCGAACGCATCATGGGTGCGGCGATCCAAGGCGCGGCTGGCGTGCCGACCGGATATGGCCTCGGCGGCGTCGTGCGGCAGCAGGCCGGGGCCGCCGGACAGCGGCTGGCCGATGTCCTGCAGGCCGCGCCCGTGCAGCAGGCGGTCATGGGTGCCACGGGTGGCGCGGGATCGCAGGCGGCGCAGGAGGCGGTGGGGCCAGAAGCGAGCCCAACCGCCAAGGCCGTCGCGGGCGTTGCTGGCGGCCTTGTCGGCGCCGCCATCCCAGCAACCGTGGACGCGGTGGCTCGCCGCACGTTCGGAACTGTCGCGCCCGCGCCGGGTGTTCCGACCGTAGGGGAGACGAGGCTGGCGGCGAAGCGCGCCTATAGGGCCGCGGACGAGGCTGGCGTCATCTTCACGCCCGGTGCCGCCAAGCGCCTTCGCGAGGATATCGCGGAGCAACTGTCGGACTTCGGCTACAACCCGGGCAACCAGCCCGGCACCGCGAACGTCCTGAAGGAAATCGACCGCATCCAGGACAACGTCTTCGCGTTCAAGGAGCTGGAGAACATCCGCAAGCAGGCGCTGAAGGTCGGCGGGCCGATGAACGAGTCCGATCGCGTCGCGGCCCGCAAGATCGTCAATGCCATCGATGATCTGGTGAAATCCCCGCGCGTCGGGACGTCGATCTTCGACAACGATGTGATCGCAGGCCCGGTTGCGCAGGCGGCGGGCATCAAGACTGATGTCGCGACTGCGTCGAAGATGATCTCCGAGGCCAGGGCGGCGTGGTCGCGCCTGATGAAGCACGGCGAGATCGCCGATGCCATCGAACGCGCGCAAGCAAATGCCGCCGCAGCGGGATCTGGCGCGAACCTCGAAAACACCATGCGCCAGGCCCTCAAGTCGGTGATGTTGAACAAGGAAGCTACGCGCGGCTTCACGCCCGATGAAATGAAGGCGCTGAAGAGTGCGGTCGAAGGCGACCTCATCCAGAACACCCTGCGCTTGTTTGGAAAGGCCGCGCCGACCGGGATCGTCAGTTTCGGCCTCGGCGGCGGTGCGGGGCTCGCGGCGCTTGGACCAGTTGGCGTAGTAGCCGTTCCCGCAGCCGGTTATCTTTCAAAGCGCGCTGCCGATCAGATGGAGCGTGAGAAGGCGCAGCGTCTGATGGACATCATCCTTTCCGGCGGTCGCGCGGCCACCACGCCTTCCGCGTCTCAGCCTCGGGGCAACATCCCGGCGCTGATCAACATCCTGCAGCAAGGGGTTTCCCCATGAGTTTCAACGGCTCCGGCACCTTCCAGATCAACACCGCAGGCCAGCCGGTCGTAGCGGGAACGGTCATCACGGCGACCGCCTTCAACGCGCTGACCGCCGACCTCGCGACCGGGCTCTCGACCTGCGTCACGAAGGACGGCCAGACGACGGTAACGGCTAACCTTCCGATGGGCGGAAACAAGCTCACGGGCCTCGGCGCTGGCACCCTCGGGACCGACAGCGCGCGCCTGTCTCAGGTGCAGGGCGGCATCTCGAGCCTTCTGGGCGTCTCGGGCATCGACACGATCACCGGCTCGGGCTCGCCCCAGGTCACCGCCTACACGACTGGCCAGATGTTCTGGTTCGTCGCCAGTGGCACCAACACGGGCGCGGCGACGCTGAACATCGACAGCCTTGGGGCCAAGTCGATCACGCGCGGCACGGCGGCGCTGGCGGCGGGCGACATCATCAGCGGCAGCGTGGCGCTGGTCGTCTACGACGGTACGCATTTCCAGCTCCTGTCGATCAACAGGTCGATCCAGGTCAACGGCACCATCGCCTCGGCCACCACGACCAACATCGGCGCGGCGAACGCCGAGTACCTCGCGGTCAGCGGCACGACGACGATCACCGCGTTCGACACGGTCGTTGCGGGCATCTACCGGGTGCTGAAGTTCGACGGCATCCTGACCCTAACGCACAACGGCACCTCGCTGATCCTGCCGGGCTCGGCGTCGATCACGACGGCGGCAAACGATGTCGCGGGCTTCCGGTCGCTGGGCAGCGGGTATTGGCGCTGCGAGTGGTATCAGCGCGCGAGCGGCGCTGCGGTGGTCAATCCATCCGCCACGACGAGCGTGGCCGGCGTGGTCACGCTCGCCACCGAGGCCGAGGCGCTGACCGGCACCGACACCTCCAAGGTCATCACGCCAGAGACCGGCAAGGCGGTGAACACGCGGCTCCAGCAGAACAGCCAGAGCGCCGACTACGGGCTCGTCATCGGTGACGCCGGCAAGCAGATCTTCCATCCAAGCGCCGACACGACAGGCCGCACGTTCACGATCCCGGCCAACGGTTCCGTGCCATTCGCGGTCGGCACCGCCGTGACGTTCATCAACCAGAACGGCGCCGGCACGATCACCATCGCGATCACCACCGACACGATGCGCCTCGCGGGCGACGGCTCGACGGGCTCGCGCACCCTGGCCGCCAATGGCATCGCGACGGCGGTGAAGGTGACATCGACGGAGTGGCTGATCAGCGGCACGGGGCTGACCTGATGTCGGCGATCCATCAAGTTCTGTTGGCTGGAGGCGGTGGCTACCAGATCGCCAACTCGCTGCGCTTCCGCGCGAGCAACAGCGCGTATCTGAGCAGGACGTTCGGCTCTCCGACAAGCTCGACTGTCTGGACGTTCTCGGCATGGTGCAAGCGAGGCACCCTTGGCTCTACGTCGTATCTCCTGGGCGCAAGCACGACGACAAACT